CCAATAGATCCTAGTTATCCCCAACCTATTAAGCAACAGGATGGATCTTGGACTTTTGGAGCAAAAGCAGAAATGGACTGGTCGAATGGGAATAAACCACCGATTGATCTATCGAGTTCGGCCAAAAGCTTTAAAGTTAAAAGCACATCCAAGCTTAAAAATAGTGAAGAGGTTAAACAGGCTTTATCGCATGGATACCCTGTGACTATAGCCTCATCTTGGTTCGGGTTTAGCGATCTAAAAGTAAAGCCATCTGGAACCCCTGCTGTTCAATTAGCCTCAAGAAATCAATCGTGGGGCCACCAACAGTCATGTTTAGGGTTTACCACCCATCCAGATTTTGGGTTGATCTTTTTGATTCAGAATTCATGGGGTAACGCTCATGGAACCCCGCTAGGCAATTTTGGTGAACCCAAGGGTTCCTATTGGATTAAAGCCAAAGATATGGATAGAATCTGTTTAGAGGAAGTTTTTTCTTTCTCTAATTTTGATGGATACCCTGCACGAACTATTGATTGGTCAATATAATGTGCTTGGGTACTTTTTTTCTTTAGGAGGAAGCGATATGTTTAGTCTAGTGTTGACGGTAGCTATGGTGATCGATTTACCAATCCGCAAGGGTTCTTCATGTGCTAATGGGCAATGCTCTGCTCCAATAGTGCAAGTCGAAAAGAAGGTCGAAAAAACCATTAAGATTGAAACGGTTAAAGAAGACACGAAAGTTTTCCGTGGTGGAAAGCTTCGATTCAGTCTTCGTGGTTCTAATTGTTGTGGCAGATAGAAAGGAAGTTTTATGAATCCTCAAATGTCTATACCTCCAAATATGATTGGTGGTCAACCTGGAATGAATCCAGTTCATCCTTCACTCGATATCTTTTCAAGATTTATTAAAGGTGAAGTTACTAGAGATCAGGCAGTTGATGCTTTTTCAGACTATATTATGACTGGAATCAGAGGAATCCCTGTTCCAACACATGAGCTTGCAAAATCAGTTTTATCGTCTGAATCCAGCAACTTTATGCAGTATCCACAAATTATTCAATGCATGGCTTTATTGATTAAAACACCTTGATTAAAAAGCAAATGTGTATGATAATTGCAGGACACAATTAAAACTGTGTCCTGTTTTTTTTAAGGGAAGCAAAATGAGAATACAACCAGTTCAAGGTAGCGGGATGAACGCTGGATATGATGCATCCACAGGTTCCATTACAATTTCTAATGAAGGCAATAGCCCATTTCTTTATGTTAGAGTAAACAATAAAATACCTTATCGGGGATATGTAGTAACTAATGGTGGGTCAGGATACGATGTTGTTCCAAATGTTTCTGTATCAGGAGGTAGTGGAACAGGGGCTACAGCTAGAGCTTTGCTTAACAATGGTGTTATCAGTTCTATAATCCCAATAGAATTTGGAACTGGTTATACAAACCCAATTGTTACAATCGGCCCTCCAACAGGAGAAGGTGGTGTTCAAGCTACTGCAATCGCAGTTTTTGACAGTACAAATATGTATCATCGTTTTTACGATTTCCATGAAGTTATTTGGGATGGAACAGGCTTTGTTGAAGACATTGGTGGTCTTAAAGCAGATTTTGCTACTAGAGATTCATGCCCAAAAATGTACGCAATGCCGTATGATATTGATGAACCAAGCAATCAAGGGAATTTTACTGGAAATATTGGGGTATCTGGTCAAGGATTAGTTTATCTTGCTAGACTTCGAGGGGTTGACTCAAATGATGGCCGAGATATTTATGAATTTATTAGAAGTATTGACCCTTCAAGCAAACTCGTTTTAGAAATAGTTCCAAGTGCAATAAATCATGGGGCTTATTATTCTGCAAATTCAGTAGATTCATTGGATCAGTCTGGGGCACTTCAAGGGTCTTTCTGGGCAAGAGAATTAAATTTAAGCGTTTTGGCTGATGGCAGAAGGTATCTTGGGTTTTATTATGGTGCATCTTACGATCCATATCCAAATGATCCAGTAAGATCGGATTCAAGGCCAATTGCTATGGTGGTAAATACGGCAATTGCTGGGCCAACAGGATTAAATGTTGTAACAGATATTGTATGCATAGGTGGAAGTCAGTCTGTCACATATGCAACTCTTTATCCATCAGAAAGTATTGCTATTATAGAGGATGCTAAAAAGTCGTTTATATCTCTTATAGACACACCAAATTCATATAGTGGTGCTGCAAATTACTTTCTAGCCGTTAATTCGCTTGGGAATGCAATAAATTTTGTTTCAAGTCCTCCTTCGTCATCTACAGTTTTAAAAACATCTTTTGTAAATCTTCTTGATGGGCCAAAAGCTTTGCCAACTGGAGATTCAATAAAACTGGTAAAAGCAACATCTGCTGGAGTTGGATATTTTGATTATTCATTTATTCAAGGTGGAGGTTCTATTGTTCCAAATAATTCTCAATTGGTTTCAAACTTGAATTTTGTTTTGGTAAACGACACTTTGACCCCAGGGCCAAACAAATATTACGGAACGAATTCTGCTGGAGTTAAAGGGTGGCATAGCCTTCCATAGGGGAAAAAATGGCATATAAAGAAGGTCACGATGTAAAACAAGATATAGCAAGATTAAACCAAGAATATTTGAGTTTAGATGGAGTATCCTGTTGCACTTGCTCGTATTGCATAAAAAGACAAGTTGAACCAACAGTTTCATTTTCTAATTTTAAAGAAGCTGGCTCAATAGGTTTTACAGAATACAAGATGCCTCAAGGTGCTTTTCCAGAATTACAATACACTTTAGATTTTAATGCCGAATCATCTTTTGAGTATTATACCAATAATTTTTGGCAATATTACAATATAATATATGGGTATTGGAATTTTTCTGAACCTTGGGATTCACCTCAAGTTCAATCAAGACCATCTTTTGCTAAATCTTTAAAATATTACAACTTTAGAAAATGTTCTGGAAGCCCATCTAGTTTTTTTGAAAATTACAATAGTAGCTTTACAAGTTATTACAGATTTATTATTGGATCTACATATACAAGTTGGATTCCATCTTCTGGTAATAGATTTCCAGCAACACCTTATTTAAATAATTCTTATCCTTATGGGGCTTCATTTGTAAACCCAATGAGTGGTTTTGATACTTATTTCTCTCAAATTGGAGGCCTTGTTACTCAGTATTTCCTTCCGAATTATTGGGGTTCTGCTGGTTATCAAGCAGCAGTATTTAAAGCACCTGTTGTTTCTAATGGTGGAATTGTTTCTATTGAAGTTGTCGATTCAGCAGAAATATTTGAATATCCTCCATCAATAGTTGTTGGAGATGCAAATCCTAATCCAGGGCCAGTTTTAGGAAATGGATTTGTTGGAGTAGGAGTTCTTAGTGGTAAAAAGCTTGCATCTGTGAGTATAACAAACCCAGGGTCTGGATATGTTCAAGGATATGTTACAGTTTATGTTGGATCTACTCTTAATAACCAAGATATAAGCGGGGCTTATGCAGCGTATTTAGCATTATCAACTTGTCAATCAGGATTGAATTCTACTCAATTTGCTTCGTCAATACTTGATCAAACTCGTTATGTTTGGTATACACCCGCTGCTCTTGGTGAACCATTTAATACCCCAGCTTGTAGTGTTGAAGATATAGAAAAAGAGTTTGGTGCTGGATCTTCAGTTCAACCAGAACCACCACCACCAATTGATGCTGGAAATTATCAAGCTCTTTTTGATTTCATGGCGGGAAACGATGTTAGTTTGTCTGTTAAAAAAAACAATTCTTGCAGCAATAATGTTGAAAAGGTTTTTGACCCTTTGCCAGCATTCAATGCTGTTGGTCATCAGTACATTGCTCCAGATGGATATTCAAAATCACTAACTCACCCAGTTAGTGGAGGCCTTACTGGATACGAAGATGCTTTAAAAGAAATAATGATTTCGGGTGGATATGTATTAAACCGATTTGATTTTAATTTTTTAAACGGTTCTTTTTATATAGAGTTTTCTATTTTTTTTGAAAAAGACTTTATAGCAACAATGTATACTTGTTCTCCGTCTGATTATATTACTGGCCCAGCTTATTATGGATATATAAGAAGAACAGGCACAGGTATTCTAGATGATTTTTGTGCATATGGGATAAATAATATTTCTGTATGGGATTACCATCCAGAACTAACTCAGTTCCCTTTTTGGTGGCAACAGTATAGGACACCAGCCGTTATTAGAGGAACATATGACGAGATATTTAGGCAGACATTTTATCCAACCATAAACACTTACAATGTAGAATACACCGATGGGGTTAAAACAGGATATAGCGTTAATTCTTCTTTAAGGTCAACAGCGTTTTTTAGACCAGACAATTTAGTTTTTTCTTCTCGTTATGATTCTTCTACTAGCATTAGTTCTTCAACAGATGAAAATGGTGAAACAACTATATTAATAAAAAACATACTTATGTCTTCTCCAACTATTGGTTCTGCTGTTTTTAAGAACGATGAAGGAAACAACAGAGGTGTTTTGGCAAATTGGAATAAAGTTCCTGAGTTTATAACTAGTTATGTTGCATATGGATTTTATTTTGATGCAGAAATAAAAGTGCAATCAGAACCTCTTTGTAAGTTGACTAGCATACCTGACAGATTAAAAAGAATGGATAGGTTCAAAGTTAATTTTTCTGAATACAAAAAAATACCTCAAGAAAACAATTGCATATATGATGCTGCAAAAGAATTTAAATCACAAAGTCCAAATGATATTGGTATTGGAGTTGCTGGATATGAGTTTAGTGCGGCAACTTGGAATGGAACTCAATTTTTTTCTGTTCCTTTTAATTACGGTTCTTTTTACGACAACACTATATTTATACCTCCTGATACAAATCAAGGTGCAACTTTTTATGTTAACAAATATAGTCAAAGAATAGATGTTCAATACAACCCATATGTTAACCGTAAAAACAACATTGTTGAGGATGTTGTGGATTATGAAGAAGGTGAATTTGAGTACAGATATAAGATCGTGTATTTTAATGGAAACAGCACATATAGGACTTTTTCAAGAGTTTATGATTCCACTCAGTACGAAGAAGATTTTGCTGGATGCATACTAATTGATGCACCACCAGAAGTTCTTCAGACTGGTAATGAAATGAAGTTTTATAATGGGTATCTTCCAAAATTTCTTGCCCCATTGCCAACAAACAAATTGTATTATTGTATATTTGTTAGAGAAATAACAAGCAACAGTCAACCAGCGGGTAGATGCTTGATAAAAATGGCTAAAACATATCAAGATGCAATTGACGGAAAAAGTATTTTTATTGCTGGCCCATATCAAAGTTATTACGCTTCTTTTCAAGTAAAATACAAATACAGAAAAAAAGATATTTCTTTGGAAAATGCTCCAAGGTATTTAGATTTTAAAACTATTGATTACGAAGCAGACAACCCAAAACTAGATGCTCTTAATGTTGATTACATTACAAATGAAGTGGCATTTGATTTTGGAGAAATGAGACTTAACGCTGTTTTTTCAAGTGCAGAAAAAGCCCTTCCTATATCATTTGGGTTTGTCCAGAAAGATGATCCTTTTTTGGGTTATGTTATTTCAAACGATGCTGGTTTTCTTAATTACCAAATTTATGGAGATCAATTAGGTAGTTATTATGGGTATGATTATGTTGAATACATTTCACTTTCACCTTTAAAAGTTAAATATAAAAATGTAAAGTTTTATTTAAGCACAATTAATTTTAAATACAATTATGCTTTTCCATTTGCATTTGAAAGGCAAGAGGTATCTAGTGCTACAGCACAAGCAGTAGTTGGTAATGAAACTTCTAACAGAGGGGTAATAATTGGTTTTGCTTTTTTATTTGGAGGATCTGGATATACAAGCCCCCCACAAGTTCGTGTTTTAAATGGTGATCGTGGTGGAATGGAAGGGTCTTTTACCGCAGTTCTTGGTACTGGAAGTAATAGTGATAAGGTTGTTTCTATAACTATAAATGATGGAGGTAGAAACTATTATAATCCATCAGTATACATTTCTGGGCCAGCACCACAAATCCCTTTAGTTCCAACAGAATCCACAGGTAGATATGGATTTATGTGCGATATAACAATAGAAGAAGATATTGACGAAGACCAACAGCACAGCTTGCCTCCAGACTACAACCAAATATTAGAATTTAAAAAAAGCATAATAACTGATTCTCCTTTTTTTAAAAAACCAATGGAGATGATTAACCCAGAACAATGTGAACACATTGGAAAAGTGATTGACAGAAAAGATTGTAATTGCCCAAAGAAGTGGGTTCGCTTATGTGATGTTCATGGGAAGACGGATTGGAAAAAATGTATGCAATGCAAAGATTTTAAAGTGTCCGAATGAAACTTCCCCCTCTGATGCAATTCTACTACGAGGGGAATTAGTCTCAGGAAATTGCGAAAACAAGCCCTAGAATCATTCGGACTAAGTTAATATATCAAGCCTGTTTCTTTTCTTCAAGCTGTCCAGTAGAAATATTTACAGATCCAGGGCGAAGCGATTTCATCAACCCATCCGTAGGTGAACCCATGATGGTTTGAAGTTCATGTCTAGCATCTGCTGCTGCATCTAATTCTTTTTGCCATTCGGTGAATCTCATAAACATTTCTACTGCTTTTGTGTTTCCTCCACGCATACTTCTGATCAAGCAGTTTTTTACGATAGCCATATCTTCTTTGGTAATAGATTCGACATAGAATCGTTTCATCTCTTGTATATGGCGATAGTATGGATTTAGGTACATATTATAATCTCCATTTGTTTTTCTTGGCAATTCTTGCTGAAGCTCTGCCTCTGTCTCTTATGTTCTTAGGTATAGCCGTGTACATCGTTCCTCGAACCTTCCTGTTTCTTACCGCTACAATTCCAAGTCTACCTGACCCGCCTCTTCTAAATGGTCGAGCTTTCCTAGCAATAATCGAATAGTCTTTTAGCGATGGTGTTGCATACCAATATATGAACCCTCCACGGAAGTTGTTTGCCACCCATTTGTTAAAAGTGGCCTTACCAACCCTTGGGTATATATAACCGATATTTGGGCCTCTAGCCCTCATTACAACAGAACCTGACTGAGCTTTAGACATAGGAAAGTATTCAAGCGATTTCATCCAGGCAGAAGGTGGTGTGTATATGATTGAATTATTGGTGGCTTCAATATCTGGGCTAGGTGCTGGATTAGTATTCGTAGCCCTGCCCACCCGCTTTGCTCGGTCTTCTAAAAGTCTCTTCAGCTTTTCTATAGCTCCTACTAAATCTGCCATCGAAATTCCCCTTGATTTTTGCTATAATACTGTTACCTATTTTACCCTGTTTTTGAAAGGATGCAATATGTTAAATAAAGCTGGAGCAGACTGGATGGTGGAAGCGATTGCTGCTTATGAAAAAGGAAAACCTTCTCAATCAATAGCAGCAAGTTTGATCTATATCTCTGAGACATTAGAACTTATGAGAATGTTGATCGACCCAGAAACACCAGAAAATGTTGAATTCCCAGGGGGTAAGGAGTTTCCAAAGTCATGATAGATTCAGATAGTTTTTACGAAATGCTGGAGAATATTCAGCGTGGAATTGATTTTAAATTAGCCATGAAGGCCTTTGGGATTTCTAAAAGGGATCTTGAACCTTGGCACAAAAAGGAGATGGTCAAAGCTAAAGCACAGGCAACCATTGCCATGCAACAGGTTATCCATGAACATGGAAGTGAAGATTGGCGAGCCATGCAATGGATAATTGAACGCAATAATAAGGAACGAGATGATGAGCAAGAACTCCAAAAACTCCTCAACAAACAACTTGCAAAAGAGATGGCAAAAGGCCTTATCGAGTCCAGCGTTGCAGGGGAAACTTTCGGAAATCCAAGAGATCAAGAGGGTGAATCGGGAGAATCAGAAGACTATAGTGATTCCGAAAAACCCAGGGGAGTATTGCGAATACCTAGGGATAAGCTTGACCCCCCAGCAGATGGAAATATTTGATTCGGTTGCCAATGGTGCAAGAAAAGTTTTGGTTCGATCCGCACACAATCAAGGCAAAACTTTTTTGTGTGCTGTGATCGCTTCATGGTTTCATGATCACTTTACACCATCAGAAGTTTTGATATCAGCACCTGTTGCCCAGCAGATTAAAGATGGTGTGTTCAAGGAACTACGCAGGGTTAGACCAAGAGATCCAAACTGGATGCCCAAGGCTAATCGATTGGAAAAAAACCCCTCGCATTATATCCAAGGACTTACTGCTCAAAAAGCAGATGCTTTCCAAGGTAGACATTCCGCTGGTGGTCTTTGCATCTTGTTTGATGAGGCTAGCGGTATTGAACCAACCTTCTGGGAAAGAGCGGAGTCGATGCTTTCAGCATCCAAAGAGAATTGCTTATGGTTTTGTATTTTCAATCCATACGATGCTTCATCACCAGCATACTTTGCTGAGAATTCGCCTGACTGGAAAGTGTTTCATTTGTCTGCTCTCGACCATCCTAATGTGGCTTTTAAGGCTGATCTTGTGCCAGGGGCAATCAACTATGAGTATGTAGAGAACCGCATCAAAAACGAATGCAGAACCGCTAGAGAAGGTGAGGAATCTGAGCCAGGGTTCTTTACCTTCAATGATCGAAACTACATGGTTGAAGACCCGCTGTTTGATATCCAAGTTCTTGGAAGATATCCAAGTAAGGCGATCAACTCTGTATGGGGTGCTTTGGCACTTAAACAGATCCTTGATCCTATTCCGCTTAATAAAGATTGGGTGGTTCAAATCGGTGCTGACCCTGCAAGGTTTGGTGACGATAGATCCTGTTTAGTGGTCAGGCATGGATGCTGCATCATAGATGCAAAAGAATACCGTGGATTGTCAACTAAAGAGTTTGCGGAAAAGATTAAAGAATATTGCCAGAAGTACGAAACACCAAGGCAATCGCAATTTAAAATCCCTGTGCTTATTGATGAAGGTGGTGTTGGTGGTGGTGTGGTTGATAACAAGGGTGATTATATGTTTTACGGTATTAATTCATCTGGTGAAGCACCCAGGTGGAGAGAGTTCCCAAACATGAGATCCGCTCTCTGGTTCGAGGCAGCAGAATTAGCTATGGAAGGCAAGGTTTCAATCGGGCATCTACCGCTTCATATGCGTGAAAGAATGATGGAAGAACTTAGAACACCTGTGTACATTGTGGATACGAATGGCAGAAGAGTGGTCGAGTCTAAGGACATGATGAAGCGAAGACTCAAGCACTCTCCTGACCTTGCAGATGCTTTTAACTTAGCTCTGATGTCGATCCCTCGGATTGGGATTGAGAAGGTGATTGGTCATTTATAACGATGTACATTGATCCAGCACCATTCGCATCTCGACTTTTTCTGATTGAAATTTCACCGCAATCTTGAAGGTATCGGATTGCATCGTCAACCGATTGCCCGCTATGTACGATCTTCCTGAGATGCCTTTTCGCATCAATCATCTTTACACCATACACATCTGGTTCGATTTCGTTCAATGAATCCTTGATCATGTTTAAAAGCTTATCTGTAATTTCACCGAACTTTGTATCGCTTACCATAACTGTATTAGCAGTTTGTCGCTTATTAACCTCACGCACAAATTTAAATCCAGCCATTACTCCAGCTAGCGAAATTGTGTCAGCGTTTATGTCTTGGCTTAACTCCCACAGGCAAGCTATTTTCAAAGCTAACTCAGGAAGTCTAGCACATGAAGATGCCTTTTCTTCTTCGCTGTTCTTCTGGTACTTGGAGTACAGATCATCGTTTTCCCACACTTGAGTTTGAAAAAATTCTAAAGCATCTTCATCAAGAAGAAGTATTTTTGAATCCCTTTCAATCTGGTTTAATGGTGCATTACCAAGTGCATCAAGTTTAGTATCTGCCATGAATTCCTTGATCACTCCAGGCACAAGGTTTTCATTCATAGCAATCAATCGTGCAGCAACCTCAACCAAATATTCTGGAATTGGTTCTGATACTGACATACCCCGAAGATTCATTCTGCCTCGAATTGCAGATTGTAAAATCAGCAACCTATTGTAAAAACCTGACCGAAGCATCTTAGGCGATAAAGCTTTGAAATACTCTTCGGGGGTAGATGAAGTCATAATGGAAAGGAATGGGTAGCGAATAAAGTTTTCTGAGTCCGCATCACCCGCTTTAGCTCGCCTCTTAATATAGTTTGATGTGAACAGTTCTAGCATTGTTCCCATTACATCGTTGAACCTTGTGTCACCCGATTTAGCTTTTTCGAGATCAAATGCACCTTCATCTGCCATAAGAAATTTTGGCCCTTGAATCACCTTCTCTTCAAGACCTTCACGGCTACCAACCTTTGTCATTAAGAGACTTGCGTTATCAATTTCCATACAGATTCTAGCGTTTAATTTTCGTGGAAAATCTTTGCCCGAAGCTGTCAAGCCAAGCACAACAATATATAGGTTAAGCTTAAGTTCATTCGGCCCCATGATGGATCTTCCCACTAAAGCGGAGAACATACCTAATGCAGATGCAGCAGCAATTCTCTTTTCTGGGTATAATGCGTTTCTCATGCAGTAGTCAATGTAAGTGTCAATCCACCCAGGAAATGAAATGGCATCATCAGGTACAATGTCTACGGTTCTGATTTGCTTAACCTTGCCTGACCTTGTTGTTTCAAGGAAATCCCATCTAGTTTCGTTCACAGGTTCATCTTCAATTTTATCTATCGAATACTTGGCAAATACCTGTGCGTAAAATGTCTTCCATTCTCTGCTCCCTGGTTGCCATCCTCGACTCATACAGTAAACATAATCTTTAGTTAGTGGAATGTTTGGACTCAATCGCCAATCTAATGGGCTGAAGTTCCAATAGCGATCCATCCCCCCATTTTTGCACCCTGCAATAGCGTTAGGTTCTCTGCCTGATGAATCAGGATGCCACACCATGAAGTAATCATGCCTGACCTCAACTACTCGGTAAGAATCTGGAAGGATTTCGGGCCATGAAGTTTCCGCTCGCCATTGGTCAAGGGCAGTCTTCTTTCCTATTTCTTTGTACTGGTAAGGTTCCTTGTTAAGTTCGATGAATCTCTTTGCTGCTTTTTGATCGTAAGATTGGGCAAACGACATCAGAAATTCATGCTCATCCGCAGTAAGCATTGGAATGGTTGCAACATCTCCATGAATCATTTTATATGGCTTAACTAATCCATCAATTTTTGAGACTGCCTGAGAATAGAATCCAACTACATATCCACCCGCCCCCCTTGTTTCTATTAATGGTGGAGCAATCTTTTTAGTCGATCCTTTAGCTTTAGCTTCGGCAAGCCATCTCTTGCCATTATCTGTAGACATTACCGCTAATTCACGGCATTTTGATTTACCTAATGGTAAATAGTAGAAAATGTGTAATCCTTCAGATGGGGTTGTTTCAACGCACCCACACAATTTATCGTGTAGTTCTTTGCTTGATGCTTCAAGGTCAGGAAGGAAATCAATTGCTACCTTTGGGCAATCGATATCAAGGCATTCTAAGTCCTTTTCCTGACCCACAACTGGGCCACAGTTGATTGCTATCCCTGCTACATTTGCGTGGCTAAAATCTATCTCAATTTCAAGGTCTGACAGCGGGTTAGCTCTAAGCTCAACTATGCGGTTAGTTCGCTTAATTACTGGGGTTTTATCGACCTTAGTCGAGAAGACTGATAGCCCCTGTTTACGAACTCGCAAAGCCTGTTTTTTTATTTCTTCCAAGGCACACCTATTCCTTTGATTTTGTTGTTAAATTGGTTAAGATAATGATGCTGGGTCTGCTTCCTCCCAGCACAGGGGGAGTGGTTTCACCCTTTCGCCATTCCCCCGCCTATTACTCGATTGCTCTGAAAGGAATAACTATCGATATGATAGTACCCCTTTTCATTTATGTGTGCTTTAATAGCAGTTGGTTTGGGAATGGTATCTAACCACTCTTGGATTTGCAAGCTTTCTTTATTCATGTTCCAATGCTTATCTGGTAAACCTTTTGCACCAACAGACTTAAGCCATTTCCAAACTATAAATTCTAATCCATGCTTAAGAGAGTGATAGCATCGAATTAATTTACCTTCAAGCGTTTCGTGTGTTTCGAGTATACAAGGATCTGATGCAGGAGTCTTGCGATAAATTGTGTATCCAGTAGCTACGATTTCATATTGCTTTGGTTGTCTTCCAGCAAGTATTTCGCCATTAGTTTGGCTCGCAGAAAGTTTCTCAGGGAATAAAGATTCTTCCTCTTTAGGTTTGAAATAACCGCATGAAGGACAAATGATATTGCCAATCCTGTGTATGAGATTACATGAAGGGCAACGCTTCACTTTAGCTGCTGGAAGTTCAATGCCTTGAGCATCAACTACAATCTGATCGATGCAACCATGTCTCAGAGCGTTATCACCGAAATCAAGTATCAAACAGTTCTCTTTATCTGGAGCTAATCGAAATCCCCGCCCTACCATTTGATACCACAACCCCTTTGACATCGTTGGCCTCATCACCACAACGCAATCAATCCCAGGGGCATCAAAACCTGTGGTGAGAACAGCTACATTCACAAGCCATTTAAAACTGTTAGCCCGAAATCCATTAATCAAAAAGTCTCTAATCGTTGAATGCGTTTCGCCTGTTATCATGTTTGCTGATTGGCCCTGCTTCTTTAATTCATTAAGGATCATTTCAGCGTGTTTAATCGATGAGGCAAACACTAACACAGATTTTCTTGAAGATGCTTTTACGATTGCTTCTTTAACGCTGGATTGAACAAGATCAGAGTTTTCGAGAATAGCATCAAGATCCTTTGAAAAGTATTCACCCGCTCTAATGCGAACATTTTTTAGGTCAGGTGAATCGCTTGTACCCATTGTTACTAGCGGAGAAAGAAAACCTTCATCAATCAAATCCCTGACCCCGATTGCGTAGCAGCAATTATCAAAGGTCTTTTCTTTATGCCCAAAAATGATTCCGCTCTGAAGTCTGTAAGGTGTTGCAGTTAAGCCAACAACTTTTACTCTAGAGTTAGATATCTTTGCCTGAGATAAAAACTTTCGATACATAGTTTCTTTGTTCTGGCTGATCAGATGACATTCATCAATCATAATGAAATCCAGATAACCAAAGTCAGCACCCTTTCTGTACACACTTTGAATCCCTGCAATCGTCAAAGGTTTTACTTCCCTTCGTTTCAATGCAGCGGAGTAAACTCCGATTGACTCAACAGGAAGACCTGTGGTTGTGGCATAATGTGTACAAGTCTTGGAAGATTGCTCAAGCAACTCTTTAACATGACTGAGAATCATTCCCCTGCAATTAGGATTGGCCTCGAATGATCGTCTGATTATTTCAGCCATGACTCTAGTTTTCCCGCCACCAGTTGGAATAACTATCACGGATGATTGCCCAGGGCGATCATGCTGAAATTCAAATAGCGAATCCACCGCATCTTGTTGATATTTTCTAAGCATTATTCATTACCCCCAAATTCTTTTATAAGTCTTTCCCATTTATAATCTGACCAATTATCAGAATCGTGGTAACTTTTATTTAATCCCCAAAACCCTATTGATCCATAAAGAGTCCATGCTAAAGGAGATGGTATATAAGTTACTGCATTTATTTTTTGAAGAAAAAGTATTCTTGTTTCCCATCCTCCCCAATAATTATTGTATCCCTTATAAAAATCTCTTTTGTAAGAGTTTCCAGAATCAGCTAAAACCTGTTCTGTGCAATAATATTTGTAACCCGCTGCTGTAGGAAAAGATTCATCCCAACAACCATAATCAGAAAACAATTGCCTTTTTAACCCTTCTCTGTTTCCTACTTTTTTGTAAATGTTTCTATATGTTGTTATCCATCCTTTTATTTCCCTTACAAGTCCTTTTAATGCTAAAACATTTAAAAATTCAATTTCAAATTCTTTTTTGTGAGTGTCTTGGAAATCCTTGTGTATTTCCATTATTTTTAAAATACTCTCAATTGTTTCATTAACGATATGTGCGGTTATTTCTTGTTCATCAGAAAATGGTTCTTCAAGTTTGTCAATATGGTCTTCAAAATCACCAAATTCTTCAAATTTTTTTCCGTAAAAAACATTAAATCCAGACCTATAAAATACAGGTGGTTTAAAAATTTTATCCATGTCGATTTCATTGTAATCATCTTTGTATAAAAATATTCTTCCCATTATCATTTTCCAATAATTATCAAATCCTTTTTTGCAATCCTCTTTTTCAAATTCAATTTTTTGTTTTTTATTTTTTTTTACCATTATTTTTTGAACATCTAGTAAATCTTTATATTCTTTTTCATCAAGAGAAATCGGGTATTCATCATCACTAAGCCTGGCAATAATGTTGTCCAACGCTTTTTTTATTTTTCTTGTTTCACTATCATTCATCACGCTCTCCCTAATTTTGAGTACCCAAGAATCAAATTCGTTGCACCATAGTTATCCGTTGTTTCGCCTATTTCGACAAGAAAAGGTTTGTCCACAAGTTCTTCTGGTTTCATCACAGTAGTAATACCGCATGATGAAGCCAGTCGAGCTAGCTTCCTTCTTGAGTCCGCACGAAACTTTGTGTCAGTCGAAAAGATATGAAAATTTGCATCTAATGCCCTGCCTTGCTGTGATCCTTGAATGATTTGCATATCGCAAGCAAGGTATTTGTTTCCCGCTCTGGATGTCTTAATCTCCGCTCGCATAATACGAGCGGAGTAAGTTCCAGCGGGAATAGGTTTAGTTTCTTCGGGGTCGAATAAAGGTTCATCACTCATTGATTAAGCTCCAAATAAGGTAGGTTGATTGCTAACAGGCTTCTTCCTTTTAATCGGAAAGCTAACAGGTTTAATTCTTTTTTCTTCAACCCTTTGAACTGGATCTGTTTCAATCGACTTCAAAACTCGAATACCATTGTCATCTTCAATGATTAATCTGGATGGGGTTCTTGGAGTCCACAAAGCTATATCAAGAGCATCCTCTAGACAATCTGGGTAATCAGATTCAAAAGTGTTTTTCCAAGATTCCTTGTTTGACCAACTGGGCGGGAAGTTGAATTTTTCAACGATAGGTTCTGGGTCGACTGTCCAATGATGTGCTATTAGTTGACCATCTTCAGTAGACCAATCTGTATCAACAACTGAAGCAATCCGTGAGCGATACATTCCTCTTCGCTCTAGTGTTTCAATAAAACTTTTTTCACCAAAAGCATTTGTAACCGCTGCTCGTAACTCAAAAAT